GTTTCGATGCTACGATAGCACCTTGTCCTAGTAACCCTTTAAGAGTTTCTAGATTAAGAACTTTATTAGTATCACTATCATTGTAGTTAGCTGTAATAAAGTTAATAACCTCTTGTGAATTGTCGCCTTTAGTAACTTGAAGGCCTTGATTGTGCTTCGCTAATGTTTTTGTATATTGGTTAGAGTTAATATCTAACTTTTTATTAAAAGCATCTTGATGTGCATTTGTAGCTGAGTTATGAGCTTTAATAGATTCATCTAGTTGTTCCCTAGTAACAGATGTAGCTAAATCAATAAGACCTTTCACATTAGGGTTATCTCCTACCCCTAAAGCTATTAATAGGCGTTGCATTGGAATTGGATTTGTTTTATCTGGAATATAAGAGGTTAATCCACTTGCATTAGAATATCCAATAAGCCTTTCTTGCCCACTGTCACCGTTCTTTCCATAAACACCAACTTCTCTCCAATAAAATCCTGTTTCAACTTTTTTATTATCAAAGTTGAATTGTAACTGCATTTGCCCATTTGCTACTTCTTTGACATTACTTAATCCAATTTCTAATTTAGGATTAACAAGAGATGTTAAGCTATCAATACTTTTTGTTAATTGTCCATCTCCTATTACTGCCTTTGTAATGATTAATCTATCATCAACTTTACCTGTAGATGATTTTAAAATCATTTTATTTCCTTGTAGCGTTAAACTAAGTCCCGGAAACTGTGCCATATTATCCTCCTATTTCAATTACTTCTTCATAACCAATTACACTTCCATAATAGAGATTGTGCTCGATTTCAATATCGCTTAACAGCTTGCTCATACTAATTTGTGTTTCTTCTTCTGCCACAACAAGCCCTGAAACAATCAATTTTTGTTCAAGTAATTGTTCTTCCCAAACTTCATAACCAATATGTGCTGGTTTAAACTCATCAATAGTTTGTTGTAAACCATTGATATCTTCACACATATCTTTTGTAAACTTTAATTCCATAGCATAGCTTTCATTCTTTGGAATTATTACTGCAGACTCATCAGATACAAAATTGTTGGCCAAGGCTTCTAGAAATTCTTTTGTACTACTATCAGTATTATTTAGCTTTGCAATTACACGGCTTCGTCTATTATGTAAACTATCATTTCTTGTTGTTATTCCAACAAATTCTTCCCATTTCGCTAATGCATAAGTTGCTGATTGAATATTATCTTGTTTTAATAGTTCAATTAACAATAATCTAATGCGTTCATGCTCTCTACTATCCGCATCACTCATTGCTTTAAACTCTAAATCTTTTGCAATAAAAAGAGGCAGATACGTAAGTATATCTACCTCTTTCCATCTAATAAACTCACTCATGCACGATCACCTCTTTAATTGTTGGTAATTGTTCATTTGTAATATCAATATTAGTAATCCCTTTATTTACTTTTAAATCACGATAGTCTAATACCCCTGTTTCTTTATTAGCTAAAATAGCTTTACCAATATTAGCATAAGATACATATGTGCCATTAAAAATTTGCTTTTTAAATTCTTCATTTAATACCTTTTTAACCGCCTCTATATCTGCCTTTCCCTTTGTCACTGTTAGTTCAATAGTAATATCAAATATTGTTGGTGTTACTACAGTAACAGTTGCCCCAATCGGTGCGTTTTCAGCAACTACAGCCTTAACTTTTTCAATTAATTCTGTACTAGCACTTTCACGTTCATTATTGATAATAATAACCTTAACTGTTCCCGGACCATTCCATAATGGAATTACTTTAACTAAAAAAACGCCATTAACTAATCGAGCCCACTGTTCATAATGATATACATTGCCACTGGTTGCAGGCTTTCTAACTTTTAATAGGAGCCTATCTAAAAGTTCTGCATCAGTCTCTTCATCATATCCATCATAAGCAGCCGCTTCATTTGTAACTGTACTAACACCATATATCCCCCCAACTATTTCTGTGATTGTATTTGCCCCTACATTCAAAGATTTCCCAAGTTGTTCAGATAATGCCAATACTTTAGCACTCCCAGTATCGCCTAGATTAACCTCCTTATAAGTTCTAAATGTTTCATCATTATCTGTACTGAATAAACTTCCTTTAGGTATGATCGTATTAGCAGTACCTGTTATGGTTAATATTACATTAGCTTGTGTTGCTTCCTTTCTAAATACCCCATGAGCTTCCGCATGACGTGTCAAATATTCTCCCCATGCAGTTTGTGGAAATGCCGCATCAAGTATTAACTGCATTTCTGCATATGATTTTTCAAACTCTACTGCATTTGAGCTTAATGTATCAAATACAAATGTACCTTCATGTGTACTCAATCCCTCTTTATCTATTTTTTTGAAATCTGCTAGTAGCCGTCCTAGCACATCTTGCTTACTTTGTGGTTCTAGCATTATACTTCAACTCCTATCGTATTTGGTCCATAAATTGTTTGTAACTCTATTTGTAGTGTAATTATTTTATGTTCTTGAATTACATTTACAGCATCTACATTTATAATGTATGGATTAACTAATAACGCATCCTTTACATATTCAAATAAATCATATTGGCTAGGCGTATCATTAGGCTTTTTCCCAACAAATTGTTCAAACTCAATACCATAATCATCATAATATGCTCTATAACGGTAGCGCTCTACTCGCAATGTTTTCCATACCCATACTTTTATTGCATCATTTCCAGTCACATATTTATGATTACCATTTCTATCATATTGATAGGTATCTCGTTGAAAGTCCCAAGCTAGCTCTTTGCATAGTGGCAGATTTTTATTTACGTCAATGCTACTTGGTGTATTCCCTTTCATAAATGGATTACTCATTGCCGTCTAACCTCCTACATTTTCCATATACAAAGTACTGTTCTGCTGTACTTTCATCATCACCTACTATCGGAATTAGCATTACTTTATCACCTATATGCCATGTATCAGTCATGATTCTGGTCTTAGTGTAATCATTATGAATTTCATGTGTATGGCTAGAAAACTCTGCATATCCACCACCACCTGCTCTTGGTTGTGTTTCTGAAATAATATGTCCTTTAGATTCTCTATAATGCCCTTGTAACCAATATTCATCAACCCATAAAAAATTACTGTTTAATTCCATTCCATTGAACGATACAACTAGATTGGGAGGTGGTGATACTATCGTACCAATTCCCGGCATTGCTTGCTTGCCTGCGTTTCCGCCCACATTGCTCATGATGCCTAATATTCCTGCGTAAGGATCATTATTTTTCTTCGGCACTTTCACCCTCTCCTTCCTCTGGTTCTCTAATGTACTCTAAATTCAACTCCATTGTATGTGTATTATTCTCAAATGTATGAGTATCAGATTTAATGAAAAATACTCCTTTTAGTTGTTCTTCTTCAATTACTACAGAATACCCAGATATGCACTGCATATTACCTATTGCAGAAATACTTGATTCCATTTTAATTCCTTTGATTTTTGCTTTGGCTTTTGCCGCATTATCAACAGGGAACTTTGGTTTCTTAGGTGTACTTATAGTGCTAGGCTTTTTCTTTTTAGTAGCTTTCTTTTCCTTTGGTTCTGGCTGATTTTTGTAAATATCTTGGAATATACCATACTTTTTAATTAATTCATCTTCATTATCTATCCGAATCACATTACCTACAGCATCAACAGTTTTTACTCTGTTTACCATTTCCTCAATTGATTCAGAATGTGATGAGCTTATCACATCGTATGTATCCCTAGCTATATACTCCTCAATGACTGTTCCTTTTTCTACTAAATTGATTCCGTCCGCTAGTAATATAGCTGTGTAATCTTTTTGAATATCTGCCTTTGTTTTTTCAAACAACATTTGAAAAACTTCTGTACATGTTTTTTTATCTGCTACAAAATTTACTACTGTAGGTATTTCTGGCAAATTTCCAACAGGTACTTCAACTTCTGCGCATACACGCTTGAAAGCATCAACTACATTTGTGGCATTAAAAACTAAACTTACTTTCGACTTTGCAAGGTATATCATTCCATCGTAACAAGTAATATCATAGGTGTTATCATTAGTATTCCTTTTTCTAAAGAATACACGCCCAGTAAATATCTTTGCATTATCTACTGTCACTTCAATACGATCACCTAAATCAATTAAATAATTTGGAAATGATATATCTTTAGGATTATAGGCATATGAAAACTCTAATTTTCTAGCAGCTTCTTCTCTATCACCGCTCCATGTGAACTTAGAAATAAGATGTGTAATATCTACTCTTTCATCCTTTTCATTAATATGTTCTATTAGTGTAATCATAGTGGCCACTCCTTACCATTCATTTTTAATGACCTCTTAGATACTTGTAAAACTGCACCAATTGGACTTTTACCAGCTTTAACCATCATCTTATACATGTTTAATGCCTTTTTGCCTTGTTCAGCTATTGGCATTATTTTTGATACTGCCTTATTAGCTGTATCCATAAAATGTTCTTGTGGATATGCTGTTATTGCTTGCTCTTCTGGAGCTTCTGCGATTCTACTATGTAAGCCTGTAGTATCATTTTTTATCTCTGATGTTGGTTTTATGTATCTATATTCCTTGAGTGTCATCTCATAATACACATCACTTGTACCATCATGCTCATCATGATTAAATGACTCAATTGTACAGTACATAGAAATCGATGTATTTGAAATTGAAATCTTACATGGCTTACCACTTGTAGCAAATCCGTCAATTTTTCTTACTAGATTATAAGGATTTGTTTCATTTGTTTCTGACCACTCATATTTTTGTGCAGGAAAAAAGCCTTCAAACGATAGTGTCTGAAGGCCTCTTTTCCCCAACATATTAATTTCACCAATAGCATTAATATTTAAAGTACTATTGTTATATGTTCTTCCCACCTTAAATGAAGCCGGTGTTACTGGCAATATAATATTTTGTCCTGCACAGGACAATGTAAACTTACATCCCTGGGGTATGCCTTTGCCTCCAAAGAAGCTCATAATTGCATCAAAAAATGACATTATACAGCTCCCTCCATTCTATTGATAGAACGTTTTTGTAATTGGTAATGAATTTGCTCTGCAATCTCGAATGTTAATTCTTCTACAGATTTTCCATCATTACGAACATTAAGATTAGCTATATTTACATTAATGCTATTACCAGATGAACTACGTTTCCCTTGATTATATGCAGAATTTAATGATTGTGCATGAGGTATTACTTGTGCGCCACTTGGTAGATTTACTATTTCAGCCCCACGATCATGAATCATGGCAGGTCCACCTTTCCAGTTATCAGTACCAGAATATAGCAAAGGGATATTTAATGGTCCAAAGTGTGAACCACCAACACCCGGTACCCAGTCTGGAATGTCTACTGAAATGCCGTTGACCGCCGAAATCAAACTATTAATTGATGCTTTAATACCTGCAATAACTCCATCAAATATACTTTGGATTGGCATTACAATCCCCTCAAAGATTTGAACGATACCATTCCATGCCATACTCCAATTCCCTGTAAATACGCCTACAAGAAAGTCTGTAATACCACTTAATACAGTTGTAATTCCATTTACAACACCTTCAACTACAGTTAATGCAAATGTAAGTATCCCTGTAATTCCTGCAATAGCTACATTAAACCCTACTACTAATGCCCCTAATGCTACTGCAAGCGGTCCACCAATCAATACTTTAGCTACCTTACTTACAACAGTAAAAATAATATTAAGAAAAGGTGACATTAGTTGATAAATCCTACCAAATGATGTAGCCACTTGACTAATTAGTTTTCCAAAAGCATCAGCTACTTTCGATACTATTGGCTGTAAAGCTGTAACAATTCGGCTAACTGCACCTTTTATGATACCCACAAAGCCTATAAAGGATTGTCCTATACCTTCTAGTACTAGTTTTACCTTATCAAAGTTTTTATAAATTGCTAGACCTAATAAAGCAATTACGCCTATCGCAATCCCTACAGGACCAGTAAACACCAATGGTATTAATCTACCTATAATTGGTAATACCCTCATAGCTACGCTACCAATACTACTAAATGCTCTTGCAATCCCTTTTACTGATACTTCTAACAGCTTATTATTAATGCTTTGCCCTCTTAATACTTTCCCAATATTTGCATATGTCCGCATCAAGGAACCAATACCACTTGTAATAGGCCCTAGTATTTTTGTAAAAGCAGTAAAACTTACAATGCTTATCCCAATATCAATTGCTGTATTTTTAATTGCTGGACTTAAATCAGTAAAGTATTTTGCTAAATTACCGATTGTGTCAGCCACCTTTTGTACCCTAGGCTGCAATACATCTGCAAAGCTAATGGCTAATGCCTCAACTTTACTTTCTAAATCCTTGAATGACCCTAGCAGTGTTTTCTTCATAATATCTGCTTGTGCTTTAGATGAACCTGTTGCAGAATCCATTGAACTACGCATATCATCGTATGCTTCTTTTGTAGTATTCAATACGGCAAGTAATGCAGATGTGGATTCTGTGCCCGCAATGTCACCTGCTAATTTAAATTTTTCAGCTTCAGTTAGTCCTTGCATTTTAGTTCGTAATTGATCATACACTTTACCAAGACCAATAAATTTGCCCTGTGAATCTGTAGTAACAATTCCTAACTTTTGTAATGCATCTGCCGCTTCTTTTGGAGGGTCTATTAATCTACTTAACATCATTCGTAATGCACGACCACTCGTTGATGCCTCAATATTGTTATTACTCATGATAGCTAATGATGTTGATAATTCTTCTACAGATATTCCTAATGCAGCCGCTGGAGCACCTGCATATTGGATTGCATTGCCAAACCCAACCATATCTAAACGTGATTTGTTTGCAGCCATTTGAATTACATCGGCCATTCGTGTTGCATTCTCGGCCACATTACCTTCTTGTAATCCCCATGTATTTAATGCACCCGATACAATCCCTGCTGTTGTTTCTAAATTTTCACCAGATGCAACAGATGCTTCTACAATTGATGGTAATGAGCTCATAATTTGACTAGCATTCATACCACTTGCAGCTAAACCATCCATAGCCTCCGCCGCTTGTGTTGCACTTATTGGGAAGTCTGCCCCTAACTGTTTTGCAACATCTCTTAATTTAAGCATTTCATCATGTGTTGCACCTGCTTTTGCACCTGCAGAAGTTACTGCAGAGTCAAACCCAACAAAGGCTTTAACAGATGCGGCACCCATACCAACAATAGCAGCAGATACAGGCATCAAGGCGTTACCAATTCCACTAATACCTCTACCTATATTTTGTAGATTTCTACCTTGCCTATCTGCCATATTAGCAGTTGTAGCCATTTGTGAATTAATTCCAGATAATACGGATGTTACACCATCATGTAACCGCATCACCAAATCAATTACTTCACTCATTCTTTATT